ATTACCGAAGAAAATTAATAAAAAAGGTTCTAACAAAACTCCAATTTGGACTAGAGAAGATTTTCATAAAGTTTATTATTTTTAATAAGCGAAGCAAGCGCTTGGTGGCGTAAGTAAAGAAAGCATTCCCTCAATGCCTTCTAACAAGTCGCTCGCATACACACGGCCATCGTTGTCCTTGTCATACTGTGAAAAGAATGTATTTACATAATAATCTATATCTGCGTCACCAAGACATTCTGCTTCATCAATATCCTTTTCTGTTAATTCTGCATCGTTTATTGAGAAAATATAAGAATTATTTTCCTTAATCATGTCCCGATATTCGTCTTTTGTAATAAATCCACTGTCGTCGGAATCGTATTTAGACATTGCCGTTAAAAGGCTTCTATATTTCATGTTTGCGACGTCGAGTCCGGCTAATGTGATACTGGAAATTATTTCCTGTCTTTTAGTTAACAAATCAGCTGACCCCCCAAATACTATTTCTTCAGTGTCATTAATTAACAAATTAACCACTCCAAGTGCCAATTCAGTCTTTTTTGGATAATTTACATTTTTAGAAAACAAGAAAAATTCACACGCACGTTCTAAACCTTCCAACGCCGCGGCGCGTGCTTCAAGATATGAAGTAGATGGCGAAGAGACGGGCGTGACGTCATAACAGTATTTTATGTTGTCTGTCGCCATAATCATTTGAGATTTGACATTTAAAGCAGTTACTTTGCTTCCTAGTAACACGGTCATGTTAGCAACATCTTTAAAGAAATTTTTGTTTCTTGGCAAATCAGATAGATCCGTAACTGCCCAATTATCATTTGGTCGAAATACATAACCTATTTGGTTATTTCCGGTGCTTTCTATAGCTGCGGACGAGAGTATCTTATATTTGCTGCATTGGGAAACCCCATTTCCATTATCACCAAATTCCCAAGCATTGCAGTCCATATCGTCTTCACAATTTAATCTACATGCTTCTGATTCTGTAGAATCAAAAGCTCCTATTTCATACGCATGTGATTCTGTGTTAATCGATCCAGTTGCATTATTAATAGGATTACTGATGCCGTAGGGTCTCTTATTCAATAAGAAAAATTCAGAAAATCTAAGGAAATCGAATCGTATTTCTTCAAATCTTGCTAATCCTGATGATGGGGGTGGTATTTCACCTTCATCTTGTGAGGATTTTTTACTTTTTTTAGAGTCACCAAATCCACTTAATTTGACGCTCACAAAAAAACTTGCGAAAAATAGTAACAATATAATTGAAATAATTGTTATTAACATTTACTTTATGATAGAAATAAATTTCGAAATCGATCCTCTGAATATACAGGTACACCAATTATCTCTGCTTTTTTCGACTTTGTAGAAGATGTTGATTCATCTTTTGTAATTACTGCAAAAGTTTTAGTAGATACTGAATTTGATATTTCTCCACCCTTTTCAATAATAAATTTTTCAATATCAGCTATCTTCCCACCAGTAAATACAATTGATTTCTCGAATAATGGATGATTTTTATCTAATTTTTTGTTATCTTCTTTTTTTGAAGAATATTGATAATCAATATTTGTGTTTTTCGCGAATTGCTTGAATTTAGGAACACCTTCCGAATATTGAATTGCTGTTTTTTTCGAAAATCCTGGTACGAGTAGGATTCTTTCATAAATATCAGTTTCTGTATGATCTTTTTCAAGAATATCCGGATACATTTTTAGAACTTCATTATTTTTTCTTTCTCCCATACCTCGACCAAAACTTCCAGAAAGACCCATTAGTTTTGCTAATGGAACATCTTTAAATTTATTTTTCACATGTTTTTGTATAGAATTATGAATTCTATTTGCTGATTTTTCCTTAAATCCTTCGATTTGCAATATGTCATGTTGTGACATGTTCAAGATTTGTGGAATGGTTTTAAAACCAGCTTTGCTGAATTTCTTCAGATTTCCTGAACCTAATCCATCGATACCAATACCACTAAAGAATGCGAGTGACGCTTGATGTTGCGATTCATCATCTTTAGGTACTATTATATCAACATTTGTAGCTGTCCATTCGTAATTACCACTTGGAAGATCTGGTTTATCTGCTGGTTTTATAATTTTTTCAATGTAGGGTATAACATCGCCTCTTCTAACAACTTCAATAATTGCACCCCGCCCAATGTTATTTTCAACTATAAATCTTCCATTTTGTCCTGAAATATTTCTTACAGTAACTCCACCAATATTGATTGGTTTAATTTGAACAACTGGTTTTTTTAAACCGTGTTTACTCGTATTCCAGGTAATACCTATTACTTCAGATTCTTTTTTCTGATCTTGCAAAACCATTTTGAAAGCGACCATGTGTTTTGGATTTTTGTTTTCGCGTTTATAAATATCATCATCTGTGATAATAACACCATCAATTGAGTATGGCGAATTTTTACGCCAATCGACCAAGGTATCTGAAGCAAATTTCACACTAATTTCATTTTTGATTTCATTATTTGCTACTTCAAATCCTTTCTTTTTTGCATATTCAAATTGTTCTGATGGTTTTAATGTTGGTTTAATAATTTCATACACAACAAAATGGACATATTTCATTGAATTCTTTTGTATCGTTTTGCTAGTTACTAGACCACTGACAGTGTTCCTTGCATTTGCTTTTGTATCTTTGAAATTATTTTCAAAATCTTTGTCAGAAATTATAATTTCACCTCTTGCAACAATATCTCCTGAATCTACATTTTTTAGATTTTCAATAAAAGGTATTAAATTACTTATATCCTGGCCTATGGCTCCATTGCCTCTAGTGTATAAATTCTTAGAATTTCCAGATGCTACATATAATGCACTAACACCATCTAGTTTAGAGCTAATGACATATTGTCCCTTGAATTTTTTTATCCATTTGTCTAGTGAATCGGGTTTAACTTTGTCAGCAGATGGCATAAAATACGGAAGATTTACTTTTTTTTTATTTGATTTTATTGGCGCTCCAATTTCCTTTAGAACTGGATGATCTGGCGCTACCTTTTCAACATGTTCTCTTAACAAATCGAATTCTAAGTCACTCATTATCGGCGTCGAATTATAGTAAAAATCACTTGCTCGACGTATCAATTTAACAACATCTCCAAGGTCCATTTCTGAATAATTATTAGGAAATTCTGACGGTTTGTATTTTAGTTTAATTTTTTTCTTTTTTTTATTGTTTGCTGGTGCGGGTGCTGGTGCGGGTGCTGGTGCTGGTGCTGGTGCTGGTGCTGGTGCTGGTGCTGGTGCTGGTGCTGGTGTAGAATTAAGAATAACAACATCAACTCCACTCTTCCGTTGTTCCGGCGTCTTATATTCAAGTTTAAGAAAATCGAAAATATCCTTTTCAGTTTTAAATGTTGTATTTTTTCTAGGCATTGGTGTAAAACCATGTTCGTTGAGTGAATAACCCATATTTAGTGCATGCTGACGCATAACAACATTAAATGCTTTAGAACCGGTAAAATATAATATCGCAAAAGGATATTCCGGCGGCGGAGCATATAGAAAATCAATTCTTCTTGGCACAGCATTTGTGCCACTTAATTTTCCAATCGTTAGACTTTTTTTTTGTCCACGACTTAGGAATTCTAATATAATACCTTTATTATATACATTATCGAGAAATGTATCGAAATCTTCTGGATTTACACTTGTAAATATGATATCAATGTCACCAGATGAAGAGGCACCTCGTCTGAAACTACCGACAATTTCTGCTTTAGAATACTTTGGCAATATTTGTTGTATAATTTTATTGTATTCATAGATTTCTGTACGTGGGATTCGTTTTAATATATCGTGAAAGTATTTTAAACCAATTTTTTGCTTGTTATTTAACAGTTCCGGTTTAGTTTTTAATTCTTCTATAGATGAAACCTTTTTTGATAATTCGATTGCTTTTTTTGGACCAACACCATAGATTTTACATAATTGATGTAAAACATTACCTTTTTCATTTTCAATTGCGTCTATTTTACCGGTATCTTCAAGGCTTTTCAATTTAGTATAAATCGTTTTACCAATACCTGGGTTATCTTTAATTTGTTCAACAGAATATATATTTTCTGTAATAAGTAAAATTGCATCAGCGGCTGTTTTATATGCTCTTGCTCTAAAGATATCTCCCTTATTTTTATTTATTTCTTCTAATTCATCAAGAGCTTGAACAAATTCGCTATTCCAAATTTTAGACATTAGTAAATATAGTTTATTTTAATTATATTCTATTTAATACATAACATAAAAATAATATTCATTTTTTTGCCATCACTGCAAGGTCGCCGAGGGCAACAGCGCCGTTAACACATAAGTATTATTTGATATATTAAATTTAATGTATGCCGCCGTTGGCTTCAATTGTTGACGCGAATGATGATGAAGTTTTGCAAATACCTATGGGTACCGTTAATATTTTGATAAATGATAATCAAAACGATAATCAAAACTTCGCTCAAATATGTATAAGTGCTATCAGTGTTGAAGGTATTGTCCCAAATGGAGATAATCGTAGAAATGTATATATATGTCTAATTTTTGCAAATACTTACAATTTTATTACAGTATTAGCATTATTATGGTATTTTAGTGAATTAGGATATTTAATATCATTAGTATCAATTTTAACTGGATATTATTCAATTATATCATATAATATATTTGCACTTTTTACATATTATTCTTTAAATCTTATTGAATTGTTTGCGAGACTTTTGATTATGTTTGCTCTCTTCACATCTGGTGGAGCAGGATTTATATTTCAATTATTTACTATGTTTGGAATAATGTGTAATCTTTCTATAGCTGGATTATTGTTAATACTTATTCGCGCAACCAGATGGCCACAGGATAATGATTAATACTGTAATAATAATTCAAAAATATCTTTTGGCATTAGTCTTTCTAAATTCATATAATCTATTCTCAATTGGTGTATTTTTTTGTTGTTGAAGTATAATTTTTCTTTTTCTGAAAGTTTAGAATTTGCTATTGCATAATCAATAAATTTTTTATCAAATAAAAGTGGAATATTATAGTTGTTTGTAATAGTTCTAAGTAAAACGGGTATGAACTCTAATTCTGGCTCATAATTGTTAATAAAGAAAGAAAATGCATATTTATAATTATTGAATCGATGTCCTATTTCCCAATTTTCTTCTGATTCTTGATTCCAGTGAACATTCTTTAGATATGTATTATCTTGTGTTAACAAGGCTTTTAGATTATCATCAATGTAAAAATATTTCTTGCTAGTTTCTTCATGAACTGGTTCGTTAGAGTGTGGATTATTAATAAATTGATCTATATCCAAATTATTTGGTATACCAAAATCATCATTTACTAGTCCGTTATTAAACATATTATCAAAAATACTGAAACTTTGAAATATTGAGTCGACAAAACAATCTTCACATAAGAATAAAAAAACATAATTTCGTAAGTAAGCGTTTGGATTATATAGTAAATACATTGCACTGTCGTACCACTGAATAATTTTACAACAAGCACTACATGGGTAAAGACACACGCATGGTCTCATAATGAATTTCTCATTTTAAATTGATTATTGTTTTTTTAAATTTATACTTATTAATGGTTAATAATAAAGATGCATTGTCTGCGATCGGTTGGGGTTCTGTAAAACCAGAAAAAAAAGAAGAGCGTTTGGCTCTTAGAAAGGAATGTTTTTTAAAACCGGATGAATTAAAGTATCCAGTATGCGATAAAAATGGTAATTATGATTGTAAAGGAATAATTGCTTCAAAATTTTGGGCCGATACAGCTGAAACGCGCGCGTCCCGGCGACGTCCACGTCGCCGGCGTCCATATTCTTTTAAAAAAATAAGTAAAAAGGCTGTTAAAATAGGTAGAAAACTTGGATGTAAAAAGTTTACGCGTCGGCGGAGGCGGGGTGGTGTGTAGAATATACGGGTGAAGAGAAAAGGATTTTATCAAGTTCTGCTTGGAGATCCGAATGTCTTATGCGAATGCCACGTGGTGGTGACGCCACATTCGTCGCCGCCGAGGGCGTCTCATGCGGAATTGCGTTTAAAAGTTTATTACGTATAGTATTTGGAGTATTTAATTTAATGTCTTTTGCTAGTTTGGCTTTTTTAAGAAAATCGTCACTGTATTTAAAAAGGTCTGGTTGTGATTCTTTGATTTGTTCAATTAATATTTTTAACGCTGTATTTGAAATCAAACAATTTCCAATTGGTTTGTTTGTTTTAGGTGAACGGTTATTATTTTCAAACCATTTAAGTATTGCCCATTTTTCATATGTATGACCATCTTCAGCAATTACCGGGTCATAAAATATACCAAAAGTTATTGGACATTCTAATGAAGATGTATCGTTGTAAAAGAATATATTATCATTATGTTCCGTCGTGCGTGTGCGCGAACGCTGTCCACCTTGCTGACCACGGCGTTTTAAAGTATATTTTGACATATATTACTAATTTAAAAAAAAAGTCGCCTTTATAGCGACTAAGACTGAAAATATTTTGAAATATCGTTTGTTTTAAGGGGTGTATCTGTAATTTTTATTCCACAATATGGTTTAGGCGATGCACTGTAGTTAACAGGTGTATAAATTTTCCATTTAATAGCATGAGCCAATATAAATCGAAAATTTTCCCAAAATTCTTTTTTATGACCAATTGACACAGTCATTATATGAGCCATTTCATGTAGAGCAACGAATGTAATTGTATTTATGTCAGTCAATGTCTGAGTTCTATTTCTTGCGCGTATACAAAGAACGATTTTTTCTCCTTTATTAAGACTGTAACTTGTTTGATTTGCTTTAGGTAAAGATTCTCGTATTTCATGACCTTTAAATCTTTGTTTTAACAAATTTACACCTGAGTGAGATTTTCCGTATTTTTCAGACATTTTTGATACTAATTTGTGTAATCTTTTACTGACATTTGCAAGTAAGTCTGCGGCTTGTTGTTTATCTTCCGAGTTACGAACAACGTAAATTTGTTTATCTACGCGTGAGCGAACATATACCAATTTGGGATTATACCAGGAATAAAAAATATATGATATTATACTAAAAATAGCAATAGAATATAGTATTTCGTACATTAGTATTATTTATACTTATGAATTTTTTATTTTGAGACTGTTTTATTTTCTCCACCTTCTTCCACATTGGAGGCATGTTATAAATATCGTTTCTGCTTCATCTGCGCTTCTTGTCTGCATTGTATAGTAAGTTGTTTTTGTTCCTTTACATCTCGCACAGGTAAATTGCTCGGTGGCTTGCCCAAAATCTATTTCTGAAATAACTGCATCTCGCTTGTTTTTTTCTTGAACTATCTTTTCCCACCTTTCTGGAAAAAGTTTGTTTGGTGGTAAAAATGCAATCTCATGAGGTTGGTATTCACCATTCTTTATTTTATGAATTAGATTTTGATTATTAACATAACAACTCGGAATTAAATTTGCACATACTTGTTTTAATTTGTTCTTATAAATGTTACTAAAATTAATATTGTCCCATGTACATGGTTCATGTCTCTGTTTTGATTTCCATATTGTAAAGTTATAAACCCCCCTCTCTAAATTAGTGGTTATTGTATTGTCATTAATAATTTCAGACAATATTAAATTAGTATTTTTGCGAATCAATTCACCCTTCATAGTTATATTTTTATATATACAATTAGTGTTAAATGACTTCATTTTTTTTCCTTCTCTATGTACATGAAACTTCAACTAAAGAAGTTCGATATGTCTTCGATAGCACCCGATAAAGTTGTTGTTATGATTGGTAAAAGAAATACTGGTAAAAGTTTTTTAGTAAAAGATTTATTGTGGTATCATCGCCAGATACCAGTGGGAACCGTAATATCAGCAACTGAATCTGCTAATTGTTTTTATGGAAATATGGTTCCTCCAATATTTATTCATAATGAATATAATGAAGATATAATTCAAAGAGTATTGACTCGTCAAGAGAGACTAATTAATAAAAAAAGAAAAGGAGGGCACAATGCAGCATTAATTAATCCAAGTGCGTATCTAATATTGGATGACTGTTTATATGATAATTCTTGGACCCGATCAAAACATATTCGGTCTTTATTTATGAATGGAAGACATTTCAAGATGTTTTTTATTATTACAATGCAATATGCACTTGGTATACCACCAAATTTAAGAACAAATATAGACTATGTGTTTATATTAAGAGAGAATATTGTTCAAAATCGTAAAAGATTATATGAATGTTATGCGGGTATGTTTCCAAATTTTGAAGTTTTTTGTCAAATTATGGATCAATGTACAGAAAATTACGAATGTCTTGTTATTAATAACAATGCTCAAAGTAATCGTATTGACGAACAAGTATTCTGGTATAAAGCATCAAATCACCCACCATTTAGATTAGGAAAACCAGAAGTTTGGAATTATAGTCGTAGAAATTATAACGGTGAAGGTGGTGGAAGTGAAAGTGATCGTCAATGGGACCCTTCGGCTTTTAAAACAAAGTCAAATAAACCAACAATAAATGTTCACAAATATAATTCAATATTATAACTTTCGGCCTGCGTGTGATGATTATTTATGTTTTCTGGTATTACATCTTTTTGTTTTGTCATTATAATGACATGATTCTGTATCGTTTTCTTCTTTAATATGTGTATTAACACAATGTTTTTTCTTATTTTCTTTTGCTTTTTCGGATAATTTACAATAATTCTTTAAAGGCGCAACCGGAGCTTTTTCTGCAACGGTGTTACATCTTTTCGTTTTGTCATTATAAATACAATTGTCAATATCATTTTCATTTTCTTTATTAGTGACAACACAATGTTTTCTATTCTTTGATTTTTCTGATAATTTACAATATTTGATTGATGTTTTAGGCGCGGCATCGGCAGACTCTAGCGGCGGCACGGGCGTCTTGTCGTCGTCCGGTGCTTCTGCCTTCTGCGCGGGCGGCTGAATGTCCGCCGTCGACGATGCTTCCTCAGAGTCGCCTTTAAGTCCTAAAATATTTAGGAGTTCTGTAGATAATTCTGATGATTGTATGTTAAATGCATTATTTTCATTTTTATTAGACCTATTTAAGAATATTGGATAATTCTTATTATTATGGTTATAGAATAAGATAAAAAATTTGTAATTATTTGATTTGGGTATGACAGCTTTAACACTGTTAATGTTAAATATTATAATACCTACATTTAGCAAGTTGGCGATGTTTAACCAATCATATTTATTTTGAAATTCAATAAGTTTTTTATGAAATTTATGAGGTGCTATTTTAGTAATCCATGCATGCGGATTCAAGTTATCATATTTAAAATCTCTTATCAATATATGCTGCCATTTTGTTGGCAGATTTGTTCCTGAATTTGTGGTTATATAGTCTGATTTATCTAATATAATATTACTGTTATCTATATCGAGATTCGGTATATACTTTTTGTACTTTTCCTGTTCTATTTTGTTTTTTATGTATTGTTCTTTTGATTCATTATCATAGAATATTATTGAATCGTTACCACCATTATTTAGCGAATCCAAAAAACTAGGAGTTCTAGAAGTAAATATATCTTCCCTTCTTGAATAATTATAGTTAAATTCTTTTAATAGTATAGATAAGTATTCCTTTTCTACATCATTGCGCGTCGCGATGCTCGCCAGGTCTTTTGTATTTATGCGGTCCGGTGCACGATTTCCGAGAGATTTCGAAATTTTCATTACAAATTTATCATATTCTGACCAAAATTTGTTAAATTTATTTATGTATTTGATTCTGTCATCATCACTTGTAAACCTATCGCGCGTATATATTGTTTTATTACTTTTTTTGAGATTAATAATATTATGACTTCCGGGTGGTGTTTCAGCAACTGGGACAATGTCATTTGTTTCTAAAACGAGTCCGTTAATATTATTATTGCTATAATTAACAGTATATTCTAGTGGATTCGATTTAATATTATATTTTTTTAAGAAAGTATAGAAAGATATTGCTTCATTAAAAGGTGGTAAATTATCGAATGGTATTTTATCTAATATAAGTAATTTTGGTTCATTGGGTAGTGATGATATTGATACGGGAATATAGTAGCTATATTTTTTATAATTAACTAATACACCTTTTATTTGGTTTAGAT